GCTCGGCACTAACGATCAAGGCATCGCCCAGCTTGGTGATGTCAGTCGCGGTCAGGTCAAAGTTATCGGCGGCCTTAACAAGATCGCTATCCATTTCTTCAAGCAGGCACTCAATACGCCGAAGCAGAACCTGCTCGGTAGCCGTGCTGGTCAGCGGGTCCATTTCAGTTAACAGCGCCATGACGAGGTGGTTATTGTCCATGTTGTCCATAATGTTCTCAGTCAGGGCCATGTTCAGAACTCCAAGAGACTGAGCACTGCACAGATCGCATCGCAGCCGTGAGGCGCGAGCACTGTGATGGAGCGGCCACGGAATTTGACCTCGTAGAGGATGCCGGGGCGAACAGGTAAGGCGGTCATAACTTGTACTCCGTTCTTGTGAAAACTTGTTGATGGACGGAGTATTTCACAAGTTTGAACTTGTATCAATACAAATTTACAAATTATTTTTGTACGAGCGGACGTAAAAAAGCCCGCTCATTGGCGGGCCTTATTTGGTGCGGTGGTCTGGGCTTTACCCCTCGGGAAATTCCGAGAAATCATCGTCAGGAGGACTGCCGTGCTCCAGCGCAATCAAAAGTTTTGCGCATTCTTCCGGCGTGGTGGCAATGAATATCTGTATCTCATGCAGGGCCGCAAGGTTGAGTAGGCGGGTTGTTCGTTGCTGCAAACTGGTTATGTCCTGGGTGGCGATGATAAGCATATAGATGCCTCGAAGTTCGCCCTGCCGTTTGTGTATTGCCCGGATGGTGTTGAGTTGAAGGATGCCGATATCGAAAATCGGAGAGCTTATAGGGTGCGCTGAGTATTTAATTTCTGCGCAAACTTGCCGAGTTAGATAGTCCGCCCGCACCTGGACCCCTTGAAATTTTATTAACGCTTCCTGTTCGTGGGGTATGCCAGCGGGTATTAAGGAAAGCATTTTTCCCTTGAAATCCTGAAGAAAGCTGAAGGCGGGGCTGTGTGGCCCCCTATCAACAATTTTCACCAGTGATTCGGCCACGCGCCTGCGGGTATTGAACTCGTCGGCTCCCAGCATCGTGCTGCTGAACGTCGGATAGTTGCCATGGCTTTGCGCTTGCGCAGGGGCCGGCGTGCTCGGGGCGGTGTAGCCATCCTTCTTATAGTTGTTGAGCAGGTGCGTGATTTTCTTCAGCGCGCCAGTGCGCGGCATGGTTCCGCTTTCCCAATTAGAAACGGTCTGTTGGGTGGTGTCGAGCAGCTTGGCCAGGTCGTCCTGTTCAAGGCCGTTGTCGCGGCGGAAATCTTTTAGGGTAGTTGCGAGGTCCATGTCCGCCCCTTTTCAGTAATCAGAACAACAATTATACAAGCAAGACTTGTTACTTTAAGGATAGACCATATTCGCAAAATACAAACCTTTCTTGTATTCTTACAAAATTACCTTGTACAATCTTGCTACTTGTACAAAAAGGAGCAGGATCATGGAAGTTAAAACGGGCATTGCCGAAGCGGTTGACGCTGCCGGTAGTCAGAAGAAACTAGGCGACGCTCTCGGCGTCACGCAGCAGAGCGTCAGCCTGTGGCTTACGAAGGGTTACGTGCCGAACGAGCACATCGTCAGCATCGAGGCGCAGTTCGGTGTCGCACGTACCCGACTGATCGATCCCCGGCTTGCCGCGTTGGTTGATCTGCCCGAGGCGGCGGAATGAAGGCCACGGCCTACTACAACGAAATCGACCCTTACGCGGCCCAATGGCTGCGCAACCTGATCGCTGCCGGGCATATCGCGCCCGGTGAAGTAGATGAAAGGAGCATCCTTGATGTCAGCCCCGACGACCTTGCCGGATTTGTTCAGTGCCACTTCTTTGCCGGCATCGGTGTATGGAGTCATTCCCTCAGACGGGGGGGGTGGCCCGACGATAGGCCGGTCTGGACTGGTTCATGCCCTTGCCAGCCTTTCAGCGTGGCAGGCGTGGGTAGTGGGTTTAACGACGAGCGGCACCTTTGGCCCTTCTGGTTCCACCTTATCGAACAGTGCGAGCCTTCAGTCGTCTTTGGTGAACAGGTTGAAGCAGCGATTAGGCATGGGTGGCTCGATCTTGTTCAAGCTGACATGGAAGGAATCGGTTACGCCTTCGCAGCGGCCGGTATCCCTGCTGCGGGCGTCGGTGCTCCGCACATCCGCCAGCGGTTATGGTTCGCGGCCGACGCCCTTGACGGTGCCGGACAGCGAAGCCAGCCACGGCCAGTTGAGCGGGTCGTTCCGCAAGGCGCTGGCGAAGTGTATGCCGGCCAGTTGGCCAACAGCGACAGCAGGCGACGCCAACAGGATGCCGGCGAAAGACTTTACGCCGACGCCGAACATGACGCTGAATCATTCGGCTGCCCTAGCCAGTTGGGTAACAACAACAACAAGGGACTGGAAGGACTCGGGGGCGGACATCAAGCCGCGAGCGGACGGCACGGAGCGGTTCGACCAGTTGCCGAGACAAGCAAATTTGGCACATTGGCAGACACCAGCGGTGGACGGCTTTCGGAAGAGGGGCGGTACGCGGGCGGACGAATTGGGCAATCAGGAATTAGTGAAGAACCTGGACCAGCCGGCCCGACTAACGGATTCTGGCGAGCTGCTGATTATCTCTTCTGCCGCGATGGCAAGTGGCGGCCAGTTGAACCCGGCACATTCCCGCTGGCTCATGGGGCTGCCGCCCGAGTGGGACGACTGCGCGCCTACGGCAATGCCATCGTCGCGGAAGTCGCCGAAGAAGTAATCACCGCCTATATGGCCGCGCGGCCATGACCTACTTATTTTCTGAAGGCCAAGCAGCGCTGGAAAACCACCAGAAGGCGGCGAGATTGACGAGGGGCACGAACGTGAGAAGTGACCACCACGGATTAAAGCCTGCGCGTTTTATTACCCGCCATGTTGGGACGAGTATCAGCGCCCAAACAATCAGGAGGGGTAGGAAAGAAATGATTGTGTCCATGAGTCGCCTTTCGTTTGTATCCCAAAACAATAACACCACTAAGCGGAATGTAGAAAAATGACTTCACTATTCCAAGATCACGGCCGCGCCCTGCTGGGCAATGGCTATCTGATTATTCCTATCAAGCCCGGCCATAAGCGCCCGGCGCTGGACAACTGGCAGACGGCGCGCCTCGGTGCGGCCGACTTGCCTCGCTACTCGACGCACGGCGTCGGGGTGCTTTGCGGGCAGGGCGCGCATCCAGTTGTTGCGGTCGACGTGGATACGACCGATGAATTTCTTGCGTCGCGCTTTACGGCGTGGTGTCAGGAGCACCTGGGCCTGACTTGCGAGCGTGTCGGTTTCGCCCCCAAGATTCTGCTGGTCTATCGTGCCGAGTCCGAAGGCTGGGGCAAGGCGACGGGGGCGTGGTTTGAGGATCTTGCCGGTGACAAGCACCGTCTGGAAATACTCGGCAAGGGCCAGCAGTTCGTTGCCTATCATATTCACCCGGACACGCAGCGCCCTTATGAATGGGTCGATTTCTTTGGCGGCCTTGATGCTACGCGCGTCGATGACTTGCCGGTAATCACTGAGGCGCAAGTCGAGGAAGCCCTGCGCGTGTTCGAGCAGATGGCCGAAGAGGTCGGCCTGTCGCGGGTCAGTGGCAGCAAGGCGAAGGCCGGGGGCTTGACCTCGGCGCCGTCGGATGATCCCTTGATGGCCTTCGAGCCGCCTGTCGGTATCGACATGCTTGAAGCCAAGCGCCTCGTCGGCTACGTCGATAACGAGGATTACGATACCTGGCTCAAAGTCGGCATGTCCTTGCATCACGAGTTCGAGGGCAGTATCGGCGCGCTTGATCTGTGGGACGAGTGGAGCAGCACGGCCACCAACTACGCGACGCGCGAGGATCTGGAAAAGCGCTGGGAGTCGTTCGGCAGGTCCGGCCGCAATCCAACCACGGCGCGCTGGTTGCTCAAGGTCGGCAATGCCGGCAAGCGCGCCGTGGTCAAGGCCGAAAAGCGCACCGCCCTAGACGAGGCGAAGCTGCTGGTCGAGTTGTGCATGGACTCGATCGATCTGGTTAATGACGTGGCGCGCAAGTGCGGCGAAGCGGCCGGCACTGACCTTGCGCTGCGTGCCGAACTGGCTGGCCTGATCCGTCAGCGCTTCAAAGACCTGACCGATACGTCGCTGCCGGTGGCTGACGTTCGCGCGGCGATGGCAGGCGGGCGCAAGGTTGTGCCCTTCAACAAGGCCAAGCGCCAGATGACTGAGTTCGGCAATGCTGAACGGATGCTCGACAACTACGGCGAGGGCTTGATGTACGTGCCCGAGATTGATGGCTGGTATCACTGGACCGGCATCTATTGGCACCGCGCGCCCGGCGTGCACATGGAGCACCTGGCCAAGGAAACTATCCGCGCGCTGCCGGATGAAGCCAAGAGCATCGAGTCGGACGGCGAGCGTGCCGAGTTCTTCAAGTTCTGCGCCTTGTCGCAGCGTGCCGTCATGGTGCGCAACATGGTCAGCCTGGCGCAGTCAGATCCGCGCATCGTCGTGGCCGTCACTGATCTGGACAAGGCAACCTACTTGCTGGGCGTCGGCAATGGTGCCGTGGATCTGCGCAACGGCAAGCTGCTGCCGCCTGAGCAGGGGCACCGCATCACAACCATTACCCCGGTGGAATACAACTCGAAGGCGCGCGCCCCATTGTTTGAGCAGACCGTGGCCGATGTCTTTTTCGGTGACGCTGACATGATCGCCTTCTTCCAGCGCCTTGTCGGGTACTCGATCCTTGCCCAGCCAAGCGAGGACGTGCTGGCCATACCTTACGGCAGCGGCAGCAACGGCAAGAGCACGGTGCTGGGTGCCATCCGCGACGCGCTCGGCGAGCACGCCCGTATGGCCAGCAGTGAAACCTTCCTGAGTAGTGGCATGGGCGGGGCCAATGCCGGGGCAGCGCGCGAGGATGTCCTGCGCCTGCGCGGTGCCCGCTTCGTTTATGTCAGCGAGCCGGACGAGGGCAGCGAGTTACGCGAGGGGCTTATCAAGTCGATGACCGGGGGCGAGCCATTGCCAGCGCGCGGCCTGTACTCGAAGACGACGGTCGAAGTCGTGCCGACGTGGGTAGCGTTCATGCCGACCAATCACCGCCCTATCGTCAAGGGCGACGATCACGCTATCTGGCGCCGCTTGCTGCCTGTGCCATTCACGCGCAACTTCGACCAAGACCTGACCGTCGCCAAAGATCCAGACCGTGCCGAGAAGCTGGCTGCCGAGTCGGCTGGCATTCTGCGCTGGTGCGTCGAGGGCGCGCTGGCCTACCAGAAGCTAGGGCTGAAGCCACCGGCAGCGGTGCGCAAGGCACGCGAGGAATACAAAAGCGACATGGATCTGCTGGCCGAGTGGCTGGACGAATGCTGCGAGCTTGGCAAGGATCTCGTCGAGTCGAACGCACGCCTGTGGGCAAGCTGGGAGCAGTTTGCCAAGTCACGGGGCGAGTTGCGTTTTATATCCACGTCGAAGGCTTTGGGCCGGCGCATGCAGTCGCGCGGTTTCGAGGCAATCAGGACGAAAGTAGAGCGCGGCCTGGCCGGCATCAAGGTCAAGCGAGTGGGTGACTTTCAATGAGCCTCGCCGTACTTGACCACTTTGCCGTCGCGCAGGGTGATGCGGTACGACGTGGGCGACCATCCAGTAACCCGTGCCATCCGATTGTAATAAAGGTGTTCCTCGGCTTTGTCTGCGTCAGCAGCCACGGTCGAAGGATCACCCAGCACGGCCACGACTTCGGGTTTTGTCATGCCGAGACTTACCTTTTGCAAGTCGTCGGCGGTGCCGTAAGCCATCGCTTGGCAACCTGCAAAAAACAACGCGCTTACAGCAATAAGCAATTTGTTACGTGTTTGCATAATTTTGCACCTTCAGAGTGTGCAGGCGGCGATTTGCCGGTTGCGGGGCTTGCCAACGTGCAAATTATTGCACGCAATTTATACGGTTTTCGGTTGCTGGTGACGCTGGTGACGTTTCTACCCCTTTTTTATGGAAGTTTCTCATGTGTACACAAGAAGAAGTTATGGAAAAAAGCCCTAGAAACGTCACCAACGTCACCCGTAAAAAATTACGTGTTCAAGGAGGGCAGCGCGATGACGAAAACCGTGGCCGTAAATGAGTGTGGTCGACGTATCGGTGAAGACCACCCGAACGCTCGATATACCAACGCGGAAATCGAAATGGTGCTGACCTTGCGCGACGACGGGTTTGGTTACAAGCGCATCGCCAAAATGTGCGACATGCCAGTGCGAACAGTCCGCTGCATCGTGGCTGGTCAGCGTCGCTGTCAGTGTGCGACGACCTGGAAGAAGGTGCGCGTGATGGAAAGCGAGTGAGTTGGAATGCGCCTTATGAAACTAACACCTGAAAAGCTCTCCGCCTTCTGTGCTGCCCTTGCCGAAACTTGCAACGTCGGTAAAGCCTGCGCCGCCGTGGGCATTTCGCGGTGGACGGCTTACCATTGGCGCAAAGAAATGCCCAACTTTGCAGAAGCGTGGGACGATGCAATGAAGGCCGGCGTCATTGGCTTGGAGGATGAAGCGCACCGTCGAGCTTTTGAAGGCATGGATAAGCCCCTAACGCATCTAGGGCAGTTCAGCTACCTGTACCGTGACGCAAAAGATGACGACGGCAATTTTATTATCGACGAAGCTACCGGAAAGCCGCGCAAAGACCCGGTGCTCGACGAGCACGGAAATCACAAGATTGCTGCCGTGCGCGAGTACAGCGACACACTGGCTATCTTCCTACTGAAAGCGCACGCCCCCGAGAAGTACCGGGAAAATTCCAAGGTCGAACTGTCCGGCTCGCTCGCCCTCAACACCATGAGCGACGAGGAAATCCGCGCCGAACTGGCCGTGCTGACGGCAGGCGGCGCACTGCATTCGTCCGATGATGTCTCGGACCTTATCTGAACGCGACCGACTGGCCCGGGCGTTACTGCTGGCCAGGGAACTGAAGAAGCGCCACCCGTGGTCCCCATTGCGTGGGCCGCAATCAATGGCCTATCATTCGACGGCCGACATCATCGGCTATGGGGGCGCGGCCGGGGGCGGTAAGACCGACCTTGCTTGTGGCAAAGCTCTGACCCAGCACCAGAAGGTGCTCGTGCTGCGCCGCGAGGCGACGCAGCTAACCGGCATCATCGACCGCTTTCAGGAACTGATCGGCAGCCGTGACGGCTACAACGGCGCAGATCGCATCTGGCGACTGCCCGGCAAACAGATCGAGTTCGGATCGACGCCCAACGTCGACGACTGGAACAAGTACCAAGGCCGCCCCCATGATCTGCTGATCTTCGACGAGGCGGCCAACTTCCTCGAAAGCCAGGTGCGTGCGCTGCTGGGCTGGCTGCGTTCGGTAGATCCGAAACAACGCTGCCAGGCGCTGCTGACCTTCAACCCGCCAACCAGTGCAGAAGGCCGCTGGATTGTTGCCTTCTTCGGCCCGTGGCTTGATCCCAAGCACCCCAACCCAGCCGCTCCCGGCGAACTGCGTTACTTCGCGATGATCGACGGCGAAGAGATCGAGGTGCCGGATGCGACGCCCTTCCACCACGGCAGTGACCTCGTTACCCCGATGTCGCGCACCTTCATACCGTCCAAGGTATCGGACAATCCTTACCTGACTGGAACCGGCTACATGGCCACGCTTCAATCCCTACCTGAGCCATTGCGCTCGCAGATGCTGCACGGCGACTTTCAGGCCGGCATGGAAGACGACCCGTGGCAGGTTATACCAACCGCATGGGTGGAGGCGGCGCAAACGCGCTGGAAAATGCCGGACAAGCTGGCGCCAATGGACTCGCTGGGCGTCGACGTGGCGCGTGGCGGCCGCGATAGCTCGATCATTGCCCGACGGCATGGCATGTGGTTCAACGAGGCACTGGCCTATCCCGGCAGCGCGACGCCCGACGGTCCCAGCGTGGCAGGCCTGACGATTGCCGCCAAGCGCGACGATGCCGTGATCCATATCGACGTGATCGGCGTCGGCTCGTCGCCCTATGACTTCCTCAACGATGCACACCAGCAGGTCGTCGGCG